GCATTTGTAATTGCTGAACCATAAGTAGAACCATTTCTATAAAATTGAACAGAACCATTATCACTATCAAAAGCTATTCCATAAATATCACCATTAGACGCATTAGGTGAAACACTTTGTGCTGAATATGAAAAAAGACCTTGAACAAATATATTTCCACTTGTACTTCCAGTATTAAGTCCAACTCTTTGACTATCTAAAGCTGATTGAGAACCCCCATCTAAACTTGCTAAATAAATTCCTAATACTGCTTGGTTAGCATTATTTTTAACTTTTGCTTCACAATAGTATTTACCACCATTCATTCCTAGTGTAGTTGAAACTGTAGCCCATTCATTTCCATTATTAGTTTCGGAAGATGTATTACCATTATATAAATTCATATATTGATTTTTAGATAAACCATTTAATGTACAAAAAACATTGCTTGGACAATCTTCTGTTTTTGTAAGTGTACCACCTGCAACTGTAAAGTTATTACCATTACCAGATTGGTCTGTAACTGAGTTACCATCTTTTAAAATAAAGAAACCATTAGTTCCATAAGTAACTGATGGAGAAGTTTTAATTTTCCAAACACCATTAGCATCAAATTCTCCAAATGCTGTTGCGTCATAAGCTGTGCCGTCTATTAAATGAACATGAGACATTGAACCATCAAAATAACCTCCTAAACTACCACCACTATCAGAATAAGTTCCTATTCTCTGTAATTGTCCAGATGTATTTACACTTAAATTTAAATTTCTATTTACTTCAGTACTTGTACTAAATGAAGTTTCTTGAACCCCATTAATATAAAGTTTTCTTCTATCGTCAGGTGTTGCTTGTGTTGTATCTATAGCTAAAACTATATGATACCAAGCTGAAGTATCTCTAAATACTCTATTGGTAGTTATAAGTTGATTTATATCTTGTATATAAACATTTAAATTATAATTATTAGTAAATCTAAAAGCTATTGTTCCACTAGTTCCTGAATTTGCACCTGCATAAAATAATGTGTTATATACTGTACTTACTTTACTTCTTTTAACCCATGCAGAAAAAGTAAAGATTTGTCTGTTTCCAGTTGAACTTGGTGTTCTTGTTAAATATGTATTAGCCATTAGTTAAATTGTCCCCCACCTGTTGCACCGAATGTAGATGAAATAGTAAATGTCCTGTCTGCTGTTTGACTTTCTGCATCTGTTGCTCGGATTGTAAATGTGTATGTTGTTGCGGCTGTTGAACTTGCACCGAAATCGGTAGTAGTCAACGCACCTGTTGATGTATTTAATGTTATTCCTGCACCACTTAATACTGAAGTTGTTTCAGAGTAAGCGATTGTACTGTCTGAACTTGCTGATAAAGTTGCAAGTGTACCAGAGAAATTTCCTGCGAATGAACCTAATGAAGCACCAGTTACCCATGTAGGAGCATCTGATACTGTTAAGATTGTACCAGATAATATTGCTAAACCATTAGGATTTTCTATTCTAATTTTATATTGAGCATCTACTGATAAAGTTATTACTACTGTTAAAGACGTAGAGTTATTAAAAGTTACTGAAGTAGCGTCATACCAAATACCTGTAGATGGATTTAATACTTCTACTTTTGGAATACTCTCAAAGTTAGCACCAGTTACAGTAATAGTAGCTTCTGTGTTATCTATTGTATCTGGAGAAATACTAGAAATCGTAGGTTTTGTTTCAGCAACACCTGTAAGGTTTGAACCATCTATAGCAGGTAATGTTGCAGGAAATACAGCGTCAGTTAACTTTGCTGAACCATCTAGTTTAGCAAGTTCGTTTGCTGTATTTGCGTCTGCAAATATGTCTGCTAAGTCTCTAGCTTTAGTCATTAATTTAATTTCCTATAATTTGTTGTTGTCATAATTTTGTAGGCTAGATATTTCTACCTAGCCTTTAAGTATTACTCTGCTACTGGTGGTGTATAACCAGTTAATGCAGTTGCTTCAGCTTGTGATAAACCTAAATCTAATAGTTTAGTGTTACCACTTGCTTGTGCTGTAGCTTTAGCTGTTGCTAAATTATCTTCTGCTGTTTTACTACTTAAATCATTAGCAATATCAGTTTCATTTTGTGCTATTTCTTCAACAGTTAAACTAACTTCTTCAATACCATTTGGTGTTGCGATTATTTTTTTATCCATAATATTTCTCCTTATTTAATTCCATATAATTTAAAACTACCTTGTTGAATTGAACCTGCTGAAAAAAAGAATGATACTCCAGACAAAGCAGATGTGTTTCCTCTATAAGATAACATACCTTGACTGGTTTTCATGTAGCCTGTAGAATCACCATGCCAAACACATTCAGTTCTAAATATTTTATATGAAGTTGCCAATGGATTATATAAATCTAAAACTCCATTCATATTATAATTAGTATCGTCAGATAAATCAGCTCCATGAAAAAATCTTGAAGCACTACTTCCTCCACCACCACCACTTATACCATTATCACTAGTATTAAGATTTCTTTCCATACCACCATACACCCAGTAATAATCACTTGCACCAGTCATATCTGCATTATTTTGCCTAACTCTAAATTTTAAATATTGAACTGAGCCAGGAGAAACATCTGAAAATCTAATCTGATAATTTTTATAAGTAGATGAAAAGAAACCATCAAAAGAAACTACAGAACTGCTACTAGCTGTTACTGTTGAAAGTAATACATAATCAGAAGATACTGTTCCATATTCTGGAGCAGTAGCACCAGAGTTCATTTGAAGAACTTGACCTGCTGTACCTTTTGGAAGTCTTTGTAATCCACTTCCATCTCTGTAAAGTATATCACCTTGTGTTGTTAAAGTTGAGGTTAAGTCAGTACCATCAGTACCTGCTTGAGACATTTGTTCAAAGTAAGTAGTATCGGTTGGAAGGTTTCCTGTACTTGCTTGTATACAAATGTATGACGAACCATTGTACGATACGACATCATCTATAGTATAAGCTGTTCCACCTGCATAAGTTCCCTTCCATTTGAACTTAATTGAGCCGAGATTTACTGTAGCCATTATATTATTTCCTTATATTGTTGCTATTAGTTCGCCATTAGAAAGTGAGAATGTAAAACCACTCGCACTAAATAAAACATCATCAAATGTGGCGTATGTTGCACTTGATATGTCGTCATCACCTTGATTAGTAGTAGTGACTATTAAGTCTCCATTACTATCTTTGGTAAATCCATAAACTTCTGCTGAAGAAGCATTAGAAAATTCTAAAGCTGTTCCACCAGAATTAACTACTAATGCTTGACCTGCTGTTCCCAAAGGTGGGACATCAGTTGCATCTGTAATACTAAAGTTTGCTAAAGCAAAAGTTCCAAAAGCAACTATTTCTAAAATATCATTTACTGAAGCACCTGTAGTTAATACGATTGAATTACCTGTAGTTGCTGTAAAATCTGTTCCATTTACAAGTCTAATACCATTTAGGTAGACATCTAAGAAACCTGCGTCATACGCAAGAGTTGCAGAGTTGTCATCTGTTCCTGTAAATGTTGTTTGACTGGCTGTTGCTGTATATTTAAACCTACTTGCAGTCCCATTAACACTAGAACCTGCCGCAGTCCACCCAGAAGAACCATAGACTTTCATGGTATCTGACGCTGTATCGAAATATAAATCTCCGACATCTAAAGCTGAACCATCTGGGTCTTGTGTTGGTGCAGTTGCACTAGCACCTAAATATGTATTTGCGAAACTGTTTACTGAATTAATATTTGTAGCTACTGTATTAATAGAAGCTACTGTGCCTGAAGCACCTAAAGCTGTAATCTCTGTATCTAATCCTGCAACAGTATTAATGTTAGCTGAATTATTATTAACAGCAGTTACATCTGCTGAAATTGTATTTACTCCACTAATATCTGTTCTGATATTATTTAGGTTTGTAATCTCTGTACTTAATGCACCTAATGTTCCAATCTCTGTTGCAACAGCACCTACTGCTGAAACATTATTAGTAGGTGAAATTTGTCCTGCAACTAAATTTACATTAGCTGAATTAGTATCAACATTAGTAACATTAGTTCTAATATTATAGACACCTTGAATTTCTGTATTTAGACCTGCAAGTGTACTTAATCCATTTGTAGTAACTGTGCCATCTTCTAGGTCAGCTAAAGTTTGAATATCTGTTTCGTTGTTAGCAACTGTAGTAACATCAGCATTAATAGTTCCAACAGTATTTACATTAACTATATTGTTAGCAACAACTTCTATTTCTGATGTTGCTTCGTTTAAATCATTTGCAACAGTTTCTACTTCAGAGATTGCTTCGTTTAAATCATCAGCAACTTTTATTACATCATTAATGTTTGTGGCAACTGTTGTGACATCAGCTATGTTAGTAGCAACTAAACCTATATCTGTAGCATCATTTGCTACTGCTGTAATATTTGCATCATTGTTTGCAACTGTAGTTACATCAGCACTTATGCCTGATACTGTTGTGATGTTTGGTAAGTTTGTAGATATGAATTGTTTGTTGACAGCATCTGTGTTGTCTACAGGGTCTGCAACATTTTTTAATCTTTTATTTTGAGTATCCCATTGGAAATCTATATTTGATAATTTGATAACATCACCTGCATCATCAATAGCTTCTTGTGACATAAAGAATGCCTGTTCACTATCTG